AAGTTACCAGATTTTCAATCTCCTGTTGTTCCAACTCCAGAACCTAGACCAGATCCTTCAAGTTTTATGCAAGAATTACGAGCGGGGGACATTATGCCTAACGGTCCTGTAGTAGACAGAAGACCATCTCCAAGAATGCCAGCACCACCAGCTGTAGCACCAATTAACATACCTAACATACCTAACATACCAAACATAGATTTTTCAAACTTACCTAAGTTTGATTTACCAACCACTGGCGGGAGACCGATGATTCCAGACTTTGGAAACTTTAATTTAAGATAAACATCACACAGGCAGGAGAGAGCCATGGATAGCGTAAAACTTGCGGAGTATTTTTTTAAGACTCTGCGCAAAAGAGAACAGGATTTAGTTGACAGTCTTTCAGCAGGGAATGTACAATCCATGGAAGATTACAAATATCATATGGGTGCGTTATCGGCGGTTCGCTCACTCATAGATGATTTAAAAGAAACGCTGCATATGGATGATATCGATGAATGACAAAGTCGCAGAAAATATAGAAAAAAAAGAAAAAGCCTCATCAGAACTTGATCAAGCTTTCGTAAAAGAAGAAGCAAGAGTTCTAGATCCCAACCTACTAAATAAATCATTGTTAGACAGAATGCCAACTCCAAGTGGGTGGCGTATTCTTGTATTACCTTATAGAGGCAAGGGCGTTACTGAAGGCGGTATTCAGCTTGTTAAAGAAACCATGGATAGAGAGTCTCTATCTACAGTGGTTGCTTACGTTCTAAAGGTTGGTCCTTTAGCTTATCAAGAAACAGAAAAATATGGGAACAAACCTTGGTGCAAAGAAAAGGACTGGGTGTTAATCGGCAGATACGCTGGTTCTCGTTTTAAATTAGAAGATGACCACGAAGTTAGAATCATTAATGACGATGACATCATTGGGACAATTCTAGATCCTGATGATATTAAATCTTTATAAGAGAGGTAAAGCATGGCAAACGAAGCAGAAAATTTAGACATAGAAATTACAGACGAGAAGATTGAAAAGGCAGCAGTGCCTGAAAACAGACGAGTTGAAGAAGTCGTAAGCGATGAACCTGTTGAGGTTTCGTTAGGTGATGATTCTCAAGAAGTTTCTCCTGTAACTGAAGATGAAGTTAAAGAAGACTTTGAAGTTTCTCCCAGAGTAGAGGAACAAGCAAAAGATTTATCTGAGGTAGAGAAGAGAGCATCTCTAGCGCAAAACAGAATTAACAAAGCAGTTGCTCAAGCTAAAGAGTTTCAAAGAAGAGAGCTGATGGCTGTTCAATACGCCAAAGATCTTAAAGATCAAAACGAAAAATTAAGACAACAACAAAAGTCTTTCTCTCATAGTTACAGTGATGAGTTCACCAACAGGGTTGAATCTCAAATGACTTTAGCAAAGCAAGCTTTAAGACAAGCAACAGAAGCTGGAGATGCAGATGCAATAGCCGCTGCTACTGAAGCTTTAACTTTAGCTACCACTGATAAGGCTAGGCTTCAACAATATTCTCAAGCGCAAAAGCAGTATGAGGAACAAGAAGCTGCTTATCAGCAACAGCAATTAAATCAACAACAATATCAATCTCCACAACAATATGCTCAACCAGCTGAAGAGTATAACGAGCCATCACCTAAAGCTAGAGAGTGGGCAAAAAAGAATACTTGGTTTGGACAAGACCAAGTTGCAACATCAGTTGCCTTTGCAGTTCATAAGCAATTAGAGAACGAAGGCTTTGACACTGACTCAGATGAGTATTATAGTGAGATTGATAAAAGAGTGCGACAAGAGTTGCCTCACAAGTTTAACGTGGAAGCGAAGAAAAACGTCCAAACAGTCGCTTCAGCCACACGCAACACATCGACAGGACGCAAACAGAATCGTATTCAATTGACGCCAAGTGAGCAGGCATTAGCCAAAAAACTTGGAGTGTCATTTAAAGATTACGCAATACAAAAAGCGAGGCTACAAAAATCATGAGCAAGAAAGAGATAAAAGTAACGAGAGCAAATAGCAACGATGACAGAGTCCCTAGAGACTCAGAAGCCAGAAGCAAATCTGAAAGGCCAAAAGCCTGGAAGATGCCTTCAGCTCTTGAGCTTCCAGAAGAAGCTGTAGAAATTGCAAAATCTCAAGGGATTGTTTATCGATGGGTAAGAGAATCTGTAGCTGGACAAGATGACAAAACGAATGTCTCAAAAAGATTTCGTGAAGGATTCGAGCCAGTTAGACCAGAGGAACTCCCAGGATTTCATGATTTGCCTATAGTCGATGATGGTCGACATGCTGGAATTATTGGTGTAGGTGGGTTAATACTGTGCAAGATACCGAAAGAAATCGCAGATCAGCGTAATGAATATTTCGCTAGCCAAACTGAAAACCAAATGAGTGCAGTAGAGAACGACCTGATGCGTGAAGAAAATCCCGCGATGCCAATCTCAAGAGAGTTGAAATCAAGGGTAACATTTGGCGGAGGCAACAAAGGATAACTTTGTTAACTCTTTAACAATTTTAATTTAGGAAATAACTATGGCAAACCAAGATGCTGCTTTCGGCTTAAAGCCTTCAAGCAAATTGGGTAGTAATGTAAACTCCGAAGGGACTACAGAATACTCAATTGCTTCAGGTGCAAGCGGAAACATATTTTCAGGCGATCCAGTTAAGATGGCTAACACAGGTACTATTTTAGTAGCTGCTGCTGGTGATCAATTACTGGGAGTCTTTAGGGGATGCAGATATACCAATTCTAGTGGAGAAGTAATTTATTCTTCTTACTGGCCTAATGGTACTGTCTCATCAGACGCGGTGGCTTTCGTAGTTGACGATCCTAACGCATTATTTGAAGTGCAAAGTGCTGCAACTGGTTCAGTTGTACAAACTGTTGTTGGTAATAACGCCGACATCGTTTATGCTGCTGGCTCAACTGTAGATGGACAATCTGCTGTTGAAATCAGTGGAACCACTGCTGCAACTTCAGCTCAACTAAGAATAGTTGGGTTTTCAGGCGATCCTGAGAATAATACTTTAGGTACTGGTTCTCAATCAGCAAACGTCAACATGATAGTCAAAATTAACGAGCACTTCTATGCTCAAACAACTGGAGTTTAATAATGGCTATTAATCGTTCACAATTAGCTAAAGAGCTAGAACCCGGTCTAAACGCCTTGTTTGGGATGGAGTATAATCGTTATGAAAACGAGCATGCTGAAATCTACGACACTGAGTCATCAGACAGAGCATTTGAAGAAGAAACCTTAATCGTAGGTTTCGGTAACGCACAAGTAAAAGCTGAAGGAAACGGAGTCGCATTCGACAACGCTTCAGAAGGCTATACTGCAAGGTACTCTCACGAGACTGTGGCGTTAGCATTTGCACTAACTGAAGAAGCTATCGAAGATAACCTCTATGACAGATTAGGCGCTAGATACACTAAGGCTCTAGCAAGATCTATGGCACATACTAAGCAAGTTAAAGCTGCTTCTGTGTTGAATAATGCTTTCTCATCCAGCTATACAGGCGGCGATGGAGTTTCACTTGTAAACTCTTCTCACCCATTAGTTGGCGGTGGAACATTTGCAAACAGACCAAGCACTTACACTGACTTGAATGAAACTTCATTAGAAGATGCAATCATTTCTATCTCAACTTTTGTTGATGACAGAAACATGATTCTTGCTCTACAAGGAACTAAGTTGATCATTCCACCACAATTACAATTTGTGGCTGATAGATTGCTCAACACTCCTGGCAGAGTTAGCACTTCTGACAATGACATCAATGCTATTAAGAATATGGGAATGGTCCCAGAAGGTTATTCAGTTAACCATTTCTTAACAGATAACGATGCATGGTTCTTGAAGACAGATGTCCCAGATGGATTTAAACATTTCGAAAGATCTCCTCTTTCAACTTCTATGGAAGGTGACTTTGATACTGGCAACGTCAGATTCAAAGCTAGAGAAAGATATTCTTTCGGTTGGTCAAACCCAAGAGCTGTCTTTGCATCACAAGGTGCATAAACCCAATTTTATTGGTAAAGGGAGCTTCGGCTCCCTTTTTTTTATTTAATATAAAAGTTTGTTTATTTTTAGTTAATAAGTGTATAATTCAAGAAAAACCTGTGAGGTTTTATGAATACAGGATTACATGAATCTATAAGCTTGGCCAACTCTCCATGTAATGGAGTCTGCTCAACTTCCATGGCTCCCTTTGACGATATATGCCAGGGGTGTGGAAGAAATGTCGAAGAAATAAGAGACTGGGAAACCTTTCCAGACTTTAAGAAAAAAATTATTAATGTTACAAATTGGCTAAAAGGATATGAGATTAAACAAAAAAACGATAAAATAAATGTTATGTCCGCAGATTCAAAACAAAAAATTAAAGATATTCAAGGTAGATTAATTACCATTCAATCTCTTATAGAAATGGTTGGGAAAGATATGATTGATGAATTTGGCAAAGATCCAATTATAAAAGAATCATATAAAGCTTTGTTTGACTCTAGAGAATTAATTTTAGAATCAAAAGAACACTTCCCCCAAGAGTCCTAAAGTAGTATAGTTATCTAAA